TATGCCGAATCCGCCGAAACCACTAGAAGAAAAAAGACGCATCGGGAATCCCGGTGGCAGACCATTGCCTAAAGAGGTTGCTTATGTTCCGGGTGGCTACATTGAGCCAGCTCGACCCCTAGAGTTTGCAGGTCGACAGCTTTGGGAAGCAGCGATGAAGACAGGCGAGAACTGGATTGCAAGAAACTCCGATACCCAACTGCTTCTTCTAACTTGCGAGCAGATGGACAGACGCAACGATCTAATGACCAAGATTATTGAGACTGATGAGTGGCGGCTCTACCGAGCCTTGCACGACCTAGAGAAAATGATTACAACCAATCTTTCATTGCTTGGCTTTACCCCAACCGATAGAAGCCGACTTGGAATAGCTGAAGTCAAGAAGGCAAGCAAGCTCGAAGAACTAATGNNTGTGGCCTCCACAATGGCTGACCCCAGTTCCGAGTAAAGACTTAGAGCTAGGTGAGGGCCAATTAGTCATTGACTTCATTGAAGCCTTTGGCGTAATTACCAAAGACTCGGTGGCAGGTAGACAAGGAAGCCCATTAGTCCTGCGCGACTGGCAGAAGGATTTGATTAGGCACATCTATGCAGGTGATGGACAGGGCAACTTTACCGCAAAACTCTCGCTGATAGGTATGCCTAGAAAATCTGGCAAGAGTGCCATTAGTAGCGCAATGGCTACCTACGATTTATTCTTTGGCCCTAGAGGTGGCGAGGTTTATAGCATTGCTGCCGACAAGGATCAAGCGCGAATCGTATTCAATGACGCTAAGAAAATCATTGAAGCGAACCCTGACCTAATGGAGATGGTTCGGCTTTATCGAGATGCAATCGAGGTTATAGACACAGGCTCGGTCTATCGAGTTCTTTCAAGCGAGAGCTTCACTAAGGAAGGTTTGAACGCATCGGCGGTGTGGGCCGATGAGCTTCACGCAATGCCCACTAGAGAACTATTCGATGTTATGCAACTTTCTATGGCAAGCCGAGGAGGTCAAGCACATATGGTCAGCATCACCACAGCTGGGGTGAAGACTGATCGGACGGGGCAAGACTCAATCGCTTATTCGCTTTACCAGTATGGGCAAAGAGTTGCTAGAGGCGAGAATGATGACAGCAGTTTCTTTATGGCTTGGTGGGAAGCACCTGCCGAAGCAGACCATCGTGACCCAGAAACTTGGAGAATCTCAAATCCGGGTTATGGAGATATTGCCGATGCCGCTGACTTTGAATCTGCTGTAAAGCGAACACCCGAAGCCGAGTTCAGAACTAAACGCTGCAACCAATGGGTCAGCTCGCAGATCAGCTGGCTACCGACAGGCACTTGGGAAGCGTGTCAGGCAGAACTTGACCTCACGGACAAAGAATACATAATCGGCTTTGACGGCTCGTTCTCAGGTGACTCGACTGTCCTAGTCGGCGCGACTGTCGAAGACGAACCACAGGTCTTTATGATTCACGCTTGGGAAAAAGACCCGAACATTCACGATGACACTTGGCGAGTAGACATCCTGCAAGTCGAAAACAAGATTAGAGAGTTTGTCTCACAGAACCCAAAGGTAAAAGAGATTGTCTGCGACCCTTACCGCTGGCAGAGGTCTATGCAAGTCCTAGCCGAGGAAGGCTACCCGATAGTCGAGTATCCATCCACCAACGCTCGCAGAATGGTTCCTGCCTGCGCCAAGTTCTTTGATGCCGTAGTAGACAAGAAGCTGAAACACGATGGAGACGCTCTACTAGCTCGCCATCTATCAAACGCCGTAGTAAAAACCGACAATCTAGGAGTCAGGATAGTGAAAGAAAACAGAGCATCCTCTAGGAGGATTGACGCGGCTGTCGCTGCCGTTATAGCAGTTGACAGAGCCTTACAGGTTAGAATAGAACCCGAACAACAAGTGCCGGGTGTTTATGTCTTCTAAGGTTGCAGTAGTCACGCAGGTTGCAGGTGCAATCGCTGTAAGTGTCGGGGTTGGTTTTATCTTCATCCCTGCCGGAATCATTGTTGGCGGTATCTTTTCCATCCTGTTCGGAATTGCCCTAGAGAGAACCAATGCTAAGTAATCTTTTCGAGAAGCGAGCAGTTACCCCTAACTCACTATGGGGAGCTGGACTCGACTTCGAGCTTCAAAACAACTCAGGCACTTTTGTTGACCAAGACAACATCTACAAGCTTGCTGGAGTATCAGCTGCGGTTTCGCTAATCGCTGGCACTATCTCGACCCTGCCACTAGATGCTTGGGTTCGCAGAGATGGGCAGAAGCTCCTAATGCGTCCAAAGCCTGACTGGGTGAACCGCCCTGATGTTTCGTTCGTTGATCGCACACCATTCATCAGCTCAATCATTGCTTCCCTAATGCTTGACGGCAACGCCTTTATCCGAGTCTTCCGAGACGAAGAAGGTCTGCCAATCAACCTCACAGTTCTAAACCCAACTAAGGTCAAGGTAGAGCGCAACAGGGTAGGGAAAGTAATTTTCACCTATGAAGAAGACCAGAAGAAATACACCTCTGACCAAATCCTGCACATCGTTGAATCAGTAATGCGCCCCGGTCAAATCCGAGGCGTGTCACGAGTCGAGGCGATGAAAGACGCAATGGGTCTCGGACTTGCTCTCGATGCTTACGCTCAGAGATTCTTTGGACAAGGCGCGTCAGGTAACTATGCCCTAGTCACACCTGCCACCTTGACTGAGGAGCAGGCAAAGGCTCTGGCTAAGTCCGTTGATGCTCGTCACGGCGGTTGGAGAAAAGCACACAAGACTATGGTGCTTCACTCAGGTCTTGACATCAAGGACATTGGAGTCAACCCAGAAGAATCACAGCTTCTCGACTCTCGCAGAATGTTCATCGAAGACCTATGCCGTATCTGGAACATCCCAAGCCATATGATGAACCTGCCCGGAACTAACACCTATTCCAGCGTTGAAGCAACTCAAATTGAGTTCGTCACTCACACCCTGCGCCCTTATGTCGCAATCATTGAGAACACACTCTCGACTTTGCTTCAGGTTTATCCAAACGGAGTCGGTGCGTTCCTAGAGTTCAATATGAACTCACTACTCAGAGGCGATGTTCAGTCACGCTTCTCTGCTTACTCACAGGGTATTCAGGCAGGAATCTTGACCGCTAATGACGCTCGTGTCGCAGAAGGTCTATCAAAGATTGACGGCGGAGACATCCTTCGAGTTCCGCTATCGAATGTCAACATTGACGCGGCTGATCTAGTTGCAACCGATAAGCGCGTCACTATGGCTGCCAAGTTGGTTCAGGTCGGCTACTCGCCTAGCGATGTCCTAACTGCTCTTGGTCTACCTGCTATTCAACACACAGGCATCCCATCCACCCAGCTTCAACAGGTAGCTCAGATAAACCCAACTGACCCTGCTTCTGTCTATGAGGAGAACTAATGCTGAATACCGCTCAATACACAATCGGAACTGCTAGTCAGAAAGTTATTGGTCCTTTTCTCAACCCTGTGACTGTGATTTTGCACAACGCAAACAAAACTTCAAATACTTACATCTGGTTTGGCGGAGGCTCTGCTGTTACAACCTCAACAGGCGCACACCTAGACAACTCCGATACTTACCAGCTAACCCTGCTACCCGGCAACGAAATCTGGGCAATCTCTGATAGCGCAGGTCGAGAACTTCACGCTCTTTGGCAGAACCTCTAGGAGATAAATGTTCACCCCCGGCAGATACAACATCACCGCCTATCAGGGCGCAACTTATGACCTAAACCTAACTTGGTCAATCGGCGGAACAGCGGTCAATCTGACTAACTACACCGCAGCTATGCAGGTTAGAGAATCAGCAGATGCAGGAACGGCAGTCCTTTCTTTGACTAACGGCTCAGGGATTACTCTTGGCGGAACTGCTGGCACAATCGCACTAAACATTGCGGCTAACACAATGGGTGCAGTAGTGGCAGGTCAGTATGTTTATGACCTAGAGCTGAACTCAGGTTCGGCTGTAACGAGATTAGTTCAGGGTAATTTTGATGTTCAAGCGCAGGTCACTCGATAAATGTCACAGTCGGTAATCGAATTAGTTGAAACAAACACAACGCTGACAGTTGTAGAAAACAGCGTAGATGTTTCTGTTATTGAAACTGAGACAACGATTACTCTTGGCAACTCAGGCCCACAAGGCCCACAAGGTATTCAGGGTCTTATTGGCCCTGCCAACACCTTGACTGTCGGATCAGTAACCGCAAGCGCACCCGGCGGAGACGCAACTGCAACCATAACAGGAAGCGCGCCTAATCAAACTTTGAACTTAGTTATTCCTAGAGGTGTTCAGGGCATTCAGGGTATTCAAGGTATTCAGGGTGAAGTCGGCCCGACTGGAGCAACTGGAAGTGCCGCAACTATCTCTGTTGGCTCTGTAACAACAGGAGCAGCAGGTTCCAATGCGACAATCACAAACTCAGGTAGTTCAAGTGCGGCTGTTTTTGATTTTGTTATTCCGCGTGGAGATGTCGGCCAAACTGGAGCAACTGGAAGTCAGGGTATTCAGGGAGTCAAAGGGGATAAAGGCGATAAAGGAGATACCGGAAACGCAGGTCAGTCAGCAACAATAACAGTTGGCTCGACAACAACTGGTAGCGCAGGAAGTTCTGCATCTGTTACTAATTCTGGAACCTCTAACGCGGCAATTTTAGATTTCGTTATTCCACGCGGTGAGGTTGGTCAAACCGGAGCAACTGGGGCGACTGGGGCCAAAGGTGACAAAGGCGATACTGGGGATGCCGCAACTATCACAGTTGGAACTGTCACGACAGGAGCCGCAGGTAGCTCTGCAACAGTTACAAATGTTGGAACCACAAGTGCTGCAATTTTCAATTTTTCTATTCCTGTCGGGGCAACTGGAGCCACAGGAGCCACTGGAGCAACTGGAGCAACTGGCCCTTCGGGAGTTGTAACAGCTACATCACCGCTGACTTATGACGCACCAACTCAGACAGTTGGCATAAATCAAAGTGGGATAACAATCGCTCAGTCACAGGTAACAAACCTAACGACTGATCTTGCAGCTAAAGCCAATCTTGCTGGCCCAACATTCTCTGGAACTGTCACACTTCCAAGCACTACTTCGATTGGAACTGTCTCTGCAAGTGAGCTAGGTTTTCTTGATGGCGTAACCTCAGCTATTCAAACTCAGCTAGATGGCAAAGCCTCAACTAGCGCAACTATCACAATCAACGGAACTGCCGTAACGCTAAACGGCACAATTACAGTAAATGCGAGGTTGGGCTAATGCCTTATTTTATTTCTCAATCTAACCCTGACTGCAACGGATGGGCTGTCGAAAAGGAAGACGGCGAAGTTATCGGTTGCCACACAACTAAGCAAGGTGCTATTGACCAGATGGTCGCTGTCTCAATCGCAGAGGGAATGGAACCCGGTGGAGAAAGAAACGCTAATGGTAAGCCAGCCATCATTGTTGACATTGACGGAACTCTAATAATTGGTGGCAGGGCAAATCAAAAACTAATAGATTACCTAGACACCTTTGACAATACCGAAATCATTATTGTTACAGCTCGCTTAGTCAGCGAAAGAGACACAACACTAAACGAACTTGACACTTTAGGTATTGACTATGACCGACTAATTATGAAGCCAGACGCAAGTATTAGCTCACCAGCCTACAAAGAAGAAGCAGCGAAGCTCCTGCTTGAAACCTACAATGTGATGCTGGCTATTGACAATGATCCAGACAATCGAGCTAGATTCAAGAAACTTGGCATTACAGCTCTTGATGTTGACGAAATCCCAGACACCCCACAAGACGGCGATTTCGATAATAACCCAGAAGATGATTTAGATAACGATGTTCGACAGGTAGACCTAACACCGCCTGCCTATATGAGAGCTTCTGCTCGCAGAGGTTTGGAATGGTATTCAGAGGGCTTAGGCGGTGACGGCTTAGTTGACCGCACTATCCGAGAAGCAAGAGAGATGGCAGAGGGCAGAGTATCTGCCGACAAGTGGGTAAGAATCCAAGCGTGGATTGCTCGTCACTTAGGAGATTTAGATTCGCCTGACGCTGACCCTGCGTCCGACAATTACCCATCAGCAGGAGTTGTTGCAATGGCTCTTTGGGGTGGCGGAACTAATCGCAGATCAGCACTACGCGCACAAGCCTACGCAGAAGGTGTAGTCGCTAGACTAGAAGCTGAACAAGAACGAGGAAAGATGAAGCACGAAACCAGAAACTTCGAAGCCGATTTTGAACTTAGAGAAGAAGGCGATGAACTTAAGTTTGTCGGCTATGCAGCTAAGTTCAACAGCCCATCAGAAGACTTGGGCGGATTCATAGAGACAATCGCCCCCGGTGCTTTTGGTCGTTCACTTCGCTCTCGCAATGATGTCAAGCTACTAATAAATCACGATATGGGCAGAGTTGTTGCCAGCACTAGAGGCGGCACTATGAAGCTGTATGAAGATGAAATTGGCTTGCGTGTTGAGGCTTCTCTCGCCCCAACCACGGAAGGAAAAGACCTAGCAATCTTGTTACGGCGCGGAGACCTGTCCAAGATGAGTTTTGGATTCTCGGTAATGAAGGACGCTTGGAACAACGAGATGACCCAACGCACCCTAAAGTCAGTAAAATTGTGGGAAGTCTCGGTGGTGTCTATGCCCGCCTACAGTCAGACCGAAGCAATGATGCGCTCACTCGATAAGGCTGCTACTCGCGCCAATGTTGACGCTGACGAGCTGGCAGACGCCGTTCTAAAGCTCGAAGAAGGCGCAGACCTAACCGAGTCTCAGGCAGAACTAATCAAGACTGTTGTGAACTCGCTAAGTCCGACACAGGTAAAAGAAGAAAACACAGAGGAACAAACCTCACTCCTAGAACTAAAGCGCAAACAGCTCGACCTACTTTTGAAGAAGAACTAATGGCAACCAAAGACGAAATCAAAAAAACAATTCTTGCTATCGCAGGAGACCCAACTGTCGGAGAGATTTACTCACTAGCAGACAAGTGGGCAGATGCAATCTGGAAGTTAGACAATCCAAACTTCGCAGTCAAAGCTGACAGCGAAAACAACGGCAGCCAATCGGCGGGTGCTGCCACAAGGGAAACTCGCATCACTCAGCCAACAGAAACACGCTAACCCCCTTCAGCGTTTGTTGCTATTAGCGAGTTCCGCCCCATAGGGTCTTTTCCTTTCTACCTATGGGGTTTTCCCTACCCTGTGTTGTAGAATAAAACTATGGCTGAGTGTAAGCACCGCCTGTAATCAGTTCTGCGTAAGCGCGGCTGATGTCCAAATAACTATTAGGAGAAACCCTTATGTCACAGTCCTTTATCAAGGCACAGGCAGAGGCTCGCGCAAAGGCTTGGGAAGAAGCAAAGGCACTTCTTGACACCGCTGCTGCCGAGAAGCGTGATCTAACTGCTGAGGAGAACGAAAAGTTCGACCGCATCAACGCAGACCTAGACGCTCGCGCCGCTGCTATTGAGACAATCCGCAAGGCTGAGGAGCGCGAGGCTAAGGCCGCTGCTGCTGCTTCTGACTTCGTTGTCACCGAAACCCAGAAGTCAGATATGGATTATGTCCGTGCGCTGGCAACTGGCGAAATCCGTTCTCACAACTTTGAGACTCGCGGAACTCTAACCCCATCAAACAGCTCTGGTGTAGTGCCACAGTCCTTCGTAGCTCGCGTCTTTGACCTAGCTCGCGAAGTTGGCCCAATGCTAGATGTTTCTGAGGTATTCAACACCCAGTCCGGCGAAGACCTAAAGATTCCAACCCTGACTGCTTACGGAACCGCAACCTACGACGCACCGGGCGCAGCTATTGACGAGTCCGAGCCAACCTTCAGCTCAATCACTTTGGGCGCAAAGAAGTATGGCTTCCTTGTTCCAGTTGCTCGTGAACTAATCGAAGACGGCGGAGTGGATGTAGCAGAGGTTCTAGCTCGTGCAGCTGGAAACTCAATCGGTGTTGCAATCAACGCAGCTCTAACCACAGGTGCAGGTGGCTCATCTGCCCCAACCGGTATCATCACCGCAGCAGGAACCGGAGTATCTGGAACCATCGCTGGCGGTCTATTCACCGCAGACCAGCTAATTGACCTTGTCTACTCAGTAGACGGCGCAGTTCGCAGATTGCAGGGAACTGGATGGCTAATGTCCCCAACCGCAATCCGCAACGCTCGTAAGCTAAAGGACAACGATGGTCAATACCTGTTCCAGCCTTCACTTCAGGCTGGTCAGCCAGACCAGTTGCTTGGCTTCCGCGTATACGAGAACCCAGCAGTTGCAGCAGTTGGTTCAGCTGCCGCTTCGGTTGGTTTCGGATACTTACCAAGCTACAAGGTTCGTGTTGCAGGCGGCCTACGCGTTGACAGAAGCGATGACTACAAGTTCGCAAACGACCTTGCAGTATTCCGCTTCTTGATCCGTGTTGACGGAAACCTGTCACACCAAGACCACTTCAAGATTTTCAAGGGTTCAGCAGCATAGTTCCCTAAAATCTGAGCAAGACCCTCACCCAAAAGGTGGGGGTTTTTGCTATTGTGGGGAGAAGAAAGGAAACGAATGAAGCCTGAGAAATTAGACCTGACCATCACTACTTGGTCAAACTCCCCCTATCAGCCAACTGGCTACGGAATGCAGATTGGGATTCTGCTCGACTTTCTAGTCAAGCACGGAGTCAACGCCGCTCACTCATCGAATTGGGGGCTAGAGGGAAACAACTCAACCCACAAGACTGCGTTCGGTGAAATCCCTCACTATGCGCGAGGCTATGACCCAATGTCACAGGACGCTTTGGCAGTTGCTCACAAGATGCAAACGCTCAAAGCTGACTACAAAGACTACATTCTGACACTTGGCGATGTTTGGACTTTGAAGCCTGAGATTTGGCCTGCCGATGAGTTCCCTAGAATCCTGTCTTGGGTTCCGCTAGATCACATCTCAATGCCACCTGCTGTCGCAGCTTGGCTAAAGAAAGATAATGTCACCCCGATTGCGATGGCCCCTTTTGGAAAGCAACAACTAGATGAAGTCGGTATTGAGGGTCATTACATTCCACACTCGATAGACACAGTTTCTACTTTCAAGCCAACCGAGAAAATCGGTAAGCAGAACGCTAGAGAGTTTCTAGGGCTGAAGGACGATGACTTCCTGATTGTGATGAACGCCGCTAACAAGGCAAACAAGTCAGTTCACCGCAAGGCTTTCGCTGAAGCTCTAATGGCATTCGCAATCTTTAGACAGAAAGTCCCAAACGCTTATCTCTACATTCACACAGAGCCAAAGGGCATCTATGGCGGATTCCACCTGCCACGAATTGTTCAGAACTGTGGACTGCCCCTAGACGCGGTTATCTTCCCCGATCAGATTGACTACCGCATTGGAATTGACCCAACTGACTTAGCTGGCTTCTACTCGACTGCCGATGTTGCCCTGCAACTATCTATGGGCGGAGGCTTTGAAATTCCGATTATCGAAGCTCAGGCTTGCGGAACTCGCGTGATTGCTACCGACTGGACTGGGCCGAAAGACCTAATCGCAGAAGACGGCTTTAGAGTGTCAGGACAGTTGTTCTGGGATGAAGCTCAGGCAGCTTGGTGGAAGACTCCATCTATCGCCTCAATCGCTCAACAGCTAGACAACGCTTACGAGGTAGCAAAGTCAGAGGGCAGCTACTCGGAGACCTCACGCAAGTTTGCTCAACAGTTTGATTCTCAAAAGGTTTGGAACCACTACTGGCTCCCATTCCTTAGAGAGCTTCAATGATTGAAGTCTTGGGGTTTCCTACTCTCAGCAGGTTTGACCTAGCCGAGAAGTTGTTAGCTTCTATTGACTACCCTGTCCGCGACTTAGTGATCGTCAATAACTCAGGCACTAAGTCTTGGACACCGACTAAACCCGAACAAGTCGAACGACTGTGGCACATCGAAGTCCCTTACGGCTTAGGGCTTCAGGCGGCTTGGAACTTGATTATCAAAGCAACGCCCTACGCGCCTAGATGGTTATTGGTCAATGATGACTGCGAGTTTGAACAGGGGGCTTTGGAGATTATTGACAGAGAAGCCAGCCCTGCCAACCTGACCTTTACTCAATGCTCGCCCGTTTGGTCAGCCTTTGTTCTAGGCGAGGAAGTTGTCAGGAAAGTCGGACTGTTTGATGAGGCGTTCTATCCGCTCTACTACTGCGACAACGACTATGAACGCAGGGTAGATAAAGAAGGCATTTACAAGATGCACATTCCTGCCAAAGTTCATCACATAAACTCAGCCACCAAGTATCACAACAACGAGGTTAGAAACGAGTTCACCTTCAACCGCAATCGCAACTTGCTAGAACGCAAGATAGCTCACAATGACTATTCCGAACACGGCTGGACTTTAGACATTAGGAGACAGAACCGATGGGACTAACTATCTACACCGGGGGGACTTTCGACCTCATTCACTCAGGCCACGCAAACTTCCTAGAGAAATGCTCACAGCTAGGCAGGGTAGTGGTCAGTTTGAACACAGATGACTTTATAGAGGCTTACAAGGGCAAATCGCCAATTATGTCCTATGACGAGAGAAAAGCCGTCCTAGAGGCATTTGCAGCCGTTTCAGAGGTGATTCCGAACTATGGTGGCGCGGACAGCACCATCGCTATTGAGGCAGTCAATCCTGACATCATCGCCATTGGATCAGACTGGGCTAGGCGCGACTATTACAAACAAATGGGCTTCACTCAGGATTGGCTAGACGCTAGAGGTTATTCGCTTATCTACATTCCCTACACGCAGGGTATAAGCACAACAAAACTAAAGGCACGAATCCGAGGGCTAGAATAGAGGTAGGAGAACTTATGGCAATATCACAAGGTTACGCTTCACTTATCCAACTCAAATCAGCTATCGGCATCGCTGACGGCATAGATGACCCAATGCTAGAGATGGCGATTGAGTCTGCTTCTCGCCAGATTGACTCTTACACCGAGCGTTACTTCTACAATGCTGGAACTGCCGTCAAGCTATTTAGCCCATTAGATAACTATGTCTGCCCAACCGAAGACTTCATCACCCTAACCAAAGTTGAGACCTCAGAGGATGGCGAGTCTTGGGATACCGAGTGGGCAGCTACCGACTGGCAGGCAGAGCCTCTCAATGGTCGCTCAGGTGGTTTAGTGACTTCCTACACTCAGATCAGAGCGATTGACTCTTATCTGTTCCCTTACCGCAACGGCGAAGCAACAGCTCGCCTGACTGGGACTTGGGGTTGGAGCGCGGTTCCTATTGCTATCACTCAGGCAACCATCATCTTGGCTTCACGCATCTTCAAGCGTCTTGACTCACCACTAGGCATTATCTCTAACGACTTAGGCTCAATGCGTGTCGGCTTCAGGCTTGACCCAGATGTCCAGCACCTAATTGACCCTTACAGGAAGATTTCAGCAGCGTAATGACAAGCATTACCGAACTACGCGAAGGGATTGCCGCCAACCTAGCGACTATCCCCGGACTAAGAACTGCGCCGACAATCCCCGACAACCCAAACCCACCGATTGCGATTGTTCAGCTAACTCGCGTTCAGTATCACCAAGACTTCAAGCGCGGTATGACCGAATACAACTTTGCCGTTCAGGTAGTTGTTGGCAGGGTAGATGAAAGAAGCGCACAACAAAGACTCGACCTATACTGCTCATCTACTGGGGATTACTCAATAGGGCTTGCGGTAGAATCGGATAGGACACTAGGCGGAAAGGCCTTTGACTGCATAGTGACCGAAATGACGAACTATGGCTCAGTGCTGATTTCAGATGTTACTTATCTGGCAGCCGAGTTCAATGTTCGTGTCTTAGCTAGCTAATACATAGGAGAAAATAAATGGCAAAGCAAATCCTGACGGATGTTGTAGTTCAGCTCAACGGAACTGCCGTATCCCAGAATGTCAACAGCGTGGAGCTAACCACTACTGCTGACGCTATTGAAACCACCGCTTTCGGTTCTTCAGGTTGGAGAACCTATCAGGGTGGTCTAAAGAGCGGATCAGTAACCCTGAGCTTCCACAACGACTACGCTTCAACAGCACTCGACAGCATCCTCTACAACCTGTTCAACACCATCGCAACAGTAACTATCTTCCCTGCCGGAACCCCAGTTGGAACCAGCACCCCGAAGTATGAGTTCACCGCTTTGGTTGACAATGTTGCACCTGTATCAGGCGCAGTAGGAGACCTAGCTGTTCAGAACCTTACTTGGACAATCACAGGTGCGGTTACTCGCGGAACAAACTAATAACTAAATAGCAGAAAGGAAACCAAGCTATGAGAATGCAACTAGAAGTAGAGTTCGTGGACGGAACCAAGAAGGATGTCGCAATCGTGATGTCCGATATGGTGAAGTTTGAATCCGAGTTCTCTCTAAGCATCGCCAAGCTAGGGCAGGAGATGAAAGTAACTCACCTGCTCTGGCTTGCTTGGTCAGCCCTAACCCGACTGAAGGAAGTCACCGCAGGCTTTGACGCTTGGGTGGAGACTGTTGCTTCAATCGGAGCGGTTGACCCAAAAGCATCCAAGGGCTAGGCGCAAGCTCAGCTCATTGGTATTTAGTCAATCTGGCTTATGAATACAAAATAAGTCCGGCTGAACTACTAAAGCTAGACGAGCGAATGCTCTGGACAATGGGCAGGTATTTAGTCTGGCGAGCGCAAGAACTAAACAAATAGAGACCGCCTCAATCGGGGCGGTTTTCTATTAGGTAGAATTGACTAGAGGTGTGCCTGTGTCCAAACTTTTAGAAATCAACGCGCAAGACTTGAAGAAGCTCAAAAAAGAGCTAAATCAGATTGAGCCGGGGTTGCACCGAGAGTTCGTCAAAGAAATCAAGTCAGTTGGTAGAGACGCTCAAAAGCCAATCAAGTCAGCGATTCGCAAGGTCAGACCCCTGAGCGGAATGATTCACTCAGGAAAGACTGCTTGGAATGTCGGCAAGCCTATTGACTCGACGACAGTTAGATCAAAGATGAGGGCAGGGGGAAGAAGTATGAATGCTTCTCTGCTGTCAATTAGGCTCAACTCAGCGGCTATAAACATAATGGATATGGCTGGTCGCTCAGGCAGATACATAGGAAAAGGCAAGCGCAACTCAGGTTTGACTCCAGTTGTTAGAAGAACTGCTGACGGCTCGCTAGTGTCTTACGCAAGACGAACACCTGTCGAGGCTGGGCAGAAGTTCGTTCAAAGCCTAAACAGCGCAGCAGGCATAGTGAAGCGTTCAGCCTCTCGAATTGCTTGGCCTTCTATTGAGAAAGACCTGCCTAGATTTGAGAAAGATGTTGACAAGGTAGTTCTAAAGTATTACCGACAAGCGAATAGGATTTTCAGCTAATGGCAGTAAATGTAGTCCTGAAATCAGTCTGGGACAATAAAGGTCTTTCTTCGGCGGAAAAGGCTTTTGACGGACTCGGTAAAAGCATCGGAAAAATCGGTGCTGGTATTGCCGCCGCTTTCTCGGTCAATGCGCTTTTAGACTTTGCCAAAGCCGCCGCTGAAGATGCCAAGAGTGCAGCACTTTTAGAGTCACAACTAAAGAACACAGTCGGAGCTTCTGACGAACTTGTTGCCTCTGTCGAGGAGAGCATCAAGCAGATGCAACTCAGCTCGGCTGTTGCTGATGATCAGCTACGCCCTGCAATGGCACAGCTAGTCAGAACCACAGGTGACGCAGCTCAGGCTCAAAGACTTTTACAAATTGCCCTAGATGTTTCTGCCGCAACTGGTCGTGACCTTGGCTCTGTTTCTATTGCCCTGTCTAAGGCTTACAACGGACAAACTACTGCGCTTTCTCGCTTGGGTATCAAAGCCGAAGAAGGCGTCAACATTTTCGACCAGCTTGAAAAGCAGTTCGCTGGCGCAGCCGAAACCGCCGCTCGCAACGACCCCTTCCAAAGACTGACAGTTATCTTTGGTGAGCTTCAGGAACAAATCGGAACAATGTTCCTGCCTTACCTAAATGACATAGCCGACTACTTCTCTAGCGCAGACTTCCAGACTGCCTTTACCAAGATGGGAACTTCCATTGGTGAGGCGATGAAGGCCATTGACAGGCTGTTCATTCAAATCTCAGGAAGCAACGCCCTCACTTTCTTCATAAACCTTGTTGACGCTGCTGCTGTCGGTTTGGCTCAGATTGCGTTTGTCGCAGGTGACGCAGCTTCCACTTTGGGCAAGATTTTCACAGGTGACTTTGCCGGGGCAGGTAAGGCTTTCTCGACCTTCCTAACTCGCTACAACAAGTTCGTTCAGGACATCTATAAGCGTCAAGACGAAGCTACCGCAAGAGCTAAGTCAACAGGCACTTCGATCTTTACAGGAGCAATCCCGACTCTCCCCGGTGCAGGTGGAGCTAGGGGCGCAAAGGGGCCATCAGCTTTCGAGCAGGTTCAAAAGATAATCAAAGATGCTCAAAAGAA